GCGCAGCTCTTTAAAAAGTGAACTCTATCGCTTACCACCAAGACCTTGTGTCCTCTTGCGGCGTAGGCCGCCGCCAGCATGGCTACAGTATGACGATATTCTTCATTGTTTGCAAGAGCAGTAACTCGGTTTGCCCACGGAATACGATTTCCGTCCATAAATCGAATTTCTGACCGAACAACGTCTACAGTCGGCACCATAAAGTTTTCTTTCGGGGGCTTAAAGATTTTACTGCCAAAGTAATCTTTAAATACAACGTGTTTGCCATCTTTTCTTTCAATAGTGCCTGAAAGTCCAATCTTGTACCTACAGTAATTTGTATCTATAATTTTAGAAAAAGTGGGACTAGATACATGATGCATTTCATCAAGTATGATAGTCCCAAATTCTTGTCGAACCTTGGGTATGTTACGGTAGAGAGTTTGAGTATTCCCAATCACGATAGGACTGTCAATTTCAAATTTACCGCTGCCTATAATGCCAGGCGTAAACCCATAGACTTTTTCTACCTCTTTGGCCCACTGATTTCGTAGAGGAACAGTGTGCGTTATAACAAGAGTTTTTTGTCTGAGCTTTCCAGCGATAGCAAGACCTGTAAAAGTCTTTCCCCAGCTAACCCAAGCGTTAATTATAGCATTGTCTTCGATTTCATCAAAAACTGCCTGTTGACTTTCACGGAGAGGAAACTTAAACTCAGGAAAGTCAACAGGCTTGTAAATCCGCTTATCAACTACTTCGTAGTCATCTGGTATTAGGTCCGTTCTTCCAATTGGAATAGTAACAAGATTCTCACGAATCCGCGACATATTCTTAATAACAAAAGGCGGATCGTGTGGATTGTACGAAGGAATGGTATAAGTCAATTCTTTTGCAAGAAATTCCTTATACTCCTTCGTCACTTCCAAATAAATTCTGTTACTTATGACTGCTTTCATAGACCCAAGTCTGTTTTAGCGGTAATGTAGCTTTTCACAAAGTCACTTCGTACAATGTCTTTGATCTCGAAGTCAATAAAGTCAAACTCATCCATAGCCTTGACAATACGAATAAAGTCTTTTAGACCATTCTTTGGCAAGTCAGACTGCCTAAAGTCTCCACAAAAGATAATTCTGCAGCCTTCCCCAACTCGTGTAATAATTGAGTCTAGCTCATGAAAAGTCATATTTTGACACTCATCAATAATGACAACTGCATTGCGAAGCGTTACTCCTCGGACATATGAAGTAGTCATAAAGTGAACTAGCCCTTTATTTTTTACGACTTCATAGGCGTCTCCGCGCCCGAATAGCTCAATGCAAATGTCTTTGTAGGGCTCTTCGTAGACTGATGCTTTCTCTTTCTCCGTACCAGGAAGAAAACCAATGTCTCGTGTTGATACAGCACTCCGAATGATAATCAACCGTTCATACAGGTTTTTAATCATATCATCGAAAGCAAGATAGCACGAGATAAAGGTCTTTCCTGTTCCAGCAACTCCATGTAGTACAAGATGCTTTTGACTATCAAACACTCGTACTTGGTTCTGAGTTAGCGGTTCAATTTCCTCAAGAGTGAGGCCAGCTCCTGCGAGAGTCTTACTTTTTTTAGCCATAATGCTCATTATATTTTTCTTCGAGTGTCTTTCTCTTTCGAGACAGAATACTCGTAAAGTATCCAAGGAAGTCCCTTGAGATACAGTACCCCCGCCCATTTACATTCTAAAGGCGGAGGACGCGGCACCACAAAAGGAAAGCTAAGGTCTTTCAACCAAAGAACAGACGCAGAGTCTTTTTGTTCTATCTTTCTTATTCTGTGGTATTTCAAACTACAGTTTTCTGTTTTTTCGTAAATGAAGGGAACTCCATTTGAGTCGATAAAACATTTGTAGTTTGACTTAATAATTGCAAGCAAATTATTCGCAGCGCGCTTTAGTGGAAGTAGGTTTTTAAAAGGAGTTTGCAACCTACGTTTACCTAAAGAGTCTCCGGGCATATTTTTATCATCCACTAGGATACGGTCAACATATAACAAGCCGTCAACCGTCTCCCAGTTGGATGAAGGGAGAACAAATACCGGAAATCGTAATTTATCAATTTGCCGGTAAGATATCACCATATAGCTTCTCGAACTTACCCATGGAGTAGTCGTCTCCAATATCAAAGTCACAACCAATCGGAGCGCCTGGAATATTTACTCCACGATCTAGCTGAACAAAATGCTGTAGCCGTTCACTGTAGTGTTCAATCTCATCCTCTGGCACTTCTGCAAGAATCGAGTCATGAACCAAAGCAAAAATACGGGCTTTCATATTTGAAGTACGAATGTACTCGCCCATATCAATCGCACCCAACAGGTTAATGTCTGATGCAGTAGACTGTACTAGAAAGTTAAGACCAGAGCGAATCGTATGACTACGAATACCTGGATCTTCAGAAGCTACGTTTGGAAGGCGACGCTTCCGACCAAAGAAGCTGTACACAAATCCGTTTTGTGCGATAAACTTCTGATTATCCTCAATCCAAGCCTTCAGGCGGTGGAAAGAGCCGAAATAGTCATCAATCACTTCCTTTGCTTCGCTTACGCTAAAATACTTACCTGAATCTTTCGTAACTTGCTGACTAATCTTTGCAGGCCCGGCACCGTACATGATACCGAAGGTTACAGCCTTAGCCGCTTGCCGCTGTGTGGCATATAGCTCCGCCACTTCTTCTACTTCACAAGGCAAACGAAACACCGTCTTTGCGATTGTAGAGTGAAAGTTTCCTCCGCTACGAAACACATCCATGAGTGCTTTGTCGTCTGCCAGCTTTGCAGCTACATACACTTCGGCGGTCGTCAAGTCCATTGCAACAATCTTGTGACCAGGAGTAGCTTTGATACAGCCTTTTACGGTCGGGTTGTCACGAGGAAGCTGTTGCATATTCAGCTTTCCAGAACTACTTAGGCGACCAGATGTAGTACCATGCAAATTAAAATTAGTCCGAAGCCTACTGTCTCTATCAAGTTGGGGGATAATCTTGTCCAGATAAGTGTTTTTAATTTTCGACTTTTGTCGAATACTGAGAATGTGCTTAGGTACTTCATGCTTTTCTGCAAGCTCCTGCAAAACTTCGGCATCAGTTGAATCAGCTCCTGTGCCAGTTTTCTTCCCAGTAGGAGGAAGGCCAATGAAGTCAAATAGTAGACTTCTGAGCTGTACCGTGCTGTTAGGGTTGAAATCCTTGCCACTGATTTCTTCAAACTTCTTTACCTCTGGAAACTTATAAAGCTCTTGTACTGCCTTATCAATATCATTCTGCATTACTTCTTGAGAAACGAGAAGACGCTGGCGGTCGAAAGGCACACCGTTGTCTTGAGTCTGCATTAGAAAGCGACAGCCGGGAATGAGAATATTATCATAAACCCACTTTAGCTTGGGATTTTGCTTAATCTTTACAAACTTCTCATACAGAAGGTAAGTACACACAGCATCCATTGCTGCGTAAGTTTTCATAATGTCAAAGGGAATCATATCCCACTGAAAGCTATCAGCCGTCACGCCATGGCTGCGCTTATACTGGTCAATAAAGTCATACATGGGCTTCTCATAGTCTCCGTAGGGAGTGTACTTGATAGCCAACTGCTTCAAGCCATGAGTGCCGGGGTTCTCGTCAATCAAATAATGAAGAAGCATGGTATCTTCAAAGTTCGGAAAACGAAAATTGAAGTGGTACTCAAAGAATGCTAAGTCAAACTTTGCATTGTGAAAAATCACAGTTTTCTTGTCGAATAGCTCCTGAAGCAGGGCTTCAATCTCTTCGTCAAAGCACTCGGTATCTACATAAGCGCCACTCTTGCCATCATATGACATAGAAAGCCCCAGCATATGCCCGTTACGAGGGTATAGGCCAGTAGTTTCAGAGTCAAGAGCAATGTACGGAGAGGGAGCAGCAATAGCAGCTCGGAAAAACTCTTTTGCTTCTTCTGCGTCTTGAATTCCTTTTGCAATAGATTCATCAATTACTACATCTTCGATTTCGCCACGAATGTACTTGATGATGTTCTCTTTAGAACTTTCCCAAGTTTTACGGGCTTCGGGCTTAAATGCGAGCATCGAAGGATTGATTACAGGCAGAAACTTCTTCTCTAGCTTTTTGCCAGAGTATTCTGTAACTGAGTTTACCTTCGTGAAATACTTGCACGCATCAGAACCAACGAGCACGATCCAATCGTAGTCGTCAGTATTCATTTGAAGGTCTACGTCACGCTTCAGCACTTTTTTGATATTCGGATCTGAACACAGCTGAAACTGGTCAAACTCGAACGCATTGTCAAATTCTTTTGCAAAATTAGTACGACTGGGTTTTGTTTCTACAATTGCTATTTTAGGCTTTCTTAGAGTGCCAGACATTACTCTACCTCATACTTATTATTTTTTGATAAATTTTCTTTAGCTAAAAGATACTGTAAGTTACTTAAAACGTGAAGCCCAGAAGCTTTTTCTCCCTGTAGAGGAATGATGTGATCGACATGATAGCCTTCAGGACAATTCTTATAGAAAGCTGCAATTTTTTCTTTTTCTGAAGGAAAAGCAGTTCTCTGTAATTTTTTAGCTTTATACTGTTTGCTACTTGCTAAATATTGTTTTTTATTTTTCTTATAGTGCTCTAGACTTCTTTTATTCCTGCAGGAGCTGCAAGCTCCGGTTAATTTATCTGAAGTATGATTATCGGTATGAAAGTCTTCAATACTTTTAATTTCTTCACAACTAGAACACTTCTTTTTGCCGTCTAAAAACAGAACTCGCTGCCCTGTTGGAATTTTAGAAGAAAAATTATTATTTAAGTTCGGAAAGTTAGATGTTATTACATTATAAAGCGTTTTTGTAGAACACCCTAAAATGGATGCAATTCCTTCTCTTGTCCAGCCTCTTATACAAATAGAAAAAAATTCTTCTTTAGAATATTCTTTTCCTTTTATTTTTATGGCCATAATTTTACCTCCAGTATAGTAATATTACTATAATAGAGATAAAAAGTCAAGAATTATTTTTATTGCCTCTTTAACCATAAAGCCTCCGCTCTAAGGTTTTTACTTGAGGCTCGGTAAGTGCCCCCGGGTCCATATCCTTTAAATGAATATTTCTGGCAAGTAATCCCACTTTCTCGCACATACCAATGATTCTTTCTGCTGCCTTCTGCCCTGCATCATCTCCGTCGAAAAATACACCTACTCGAGAGACGCCTTGAATTGACAGCATTTTAAGTTTATCTTCGTTGATGTTATTTGTACCAAAGCAACAAACTGCATTTCGTAGTCCTTTATCATATAGATTTAGAACATCGAATAAACCTTCTACTAAAAGTACCTCTCCAGCCCGCGGCTTAGAAAGAGGATATAAAGGAATCTTTGCTCCTGGAGGACTAAATTTGTACTTTGGAGTCCCGCCAGCAGTATGCCTTCCTTGAAATGCTACAATCTTTCCAGAAATGTCACGAATAGGAAAGTTAATACGATCTCGAAAAACATCACTAATATGAAGAAAGGCATCAAACTCTTTGTACGTCTCCGGTCGTATATTTCGCCAGTTACCTACATAAGGGTTGTAATCTTTCGGCATAGAAAGACCAATACTTTCTGCCATCTTTACTGCGATCTTTTTCTTCATAATTTCACGCTTCAACTGTAGTTGATTTACTGTACGCCCATAGTGGTTAAAAAGATTACCTTTGAATCCACAAGAGAAACAATGAAACAAGCCAGTAGTCTGATTAATATACATACTGGGGTTTGAATCATCGTGATCTGGGTTCAAACATTGAACAACAAAATCCTGCCCCTTCGCTTTGAAAGGAATTTGTTTTTCAACAAGTAGGTCTTGTACATTCAACCTCTTTACTCTCCACTAGGTTTTCGATTCGGTCAAAGTCACTTTTATTCAAACGAAGGTTAGAGATTCTTGCAAGTAGAATATCTACTTTTCGATAGTCTTTGCTTTCAAGTGCATGAAAGAGACCATACATATACTCTTGGATTTTTGGCATTAGCTTCTCCCGATTTTATCAATGTCGTCATTAGAAATAACTTGATAAGCACCTTTGTTATATGCAATGCTTATAGTATACTTACTACTAACTTCTCGATGGAAATCCTGCACAGGACTTGCACAGACCCCGCTGCTGGTTGTAGCAGAGGGCACGCTACGCATTTCTGCGATACGCTGAGAATGCCAAGAGTTTGACTTTGGCTTGTATGCTTTGAACTCATTTCGCGGTTTACGGCTTACTCGCGTTTTCTTCTTGCGACGACCAGAATAGGTATGATTCATACTGCCAACAAAAATAGACATATAAAGCCCCCGGAAATGTCTACATATTATATCAAACTCAGATACAAAAGTCAAGAACTATTTTTAGAAAGGACGTTCATCAATATCGTCAATACTTTCTCCAGTCTTGTGGGACTGGCTTTCTTTTTCTTGTGGCGTAAGTGCAGTCTCTGGGCCAATTTTTTGGGTTTCCCAGTTCATTACAGAGGTGAAGGAACGCTGAGCGGCGGAGCGCATCTTTACACAGTTGAATGTAATACACTCATCTGCTTGTTCATAGGTTTCCAGAGCGTAAGCTGCATCAGCAGCGTCTAGAATACCTTTTGCAAAGCGCGCTTCGCCGGTAGCGTCAGTTTGATACGGCGAAATCACAGTAACTTCGTATTCCTGCGCCATAGACTTGAGAGCCTTACTCACCTCAATCTGTTCAGTCCAATCATACTGCCCATGCCGAGAAGGAACGGCAGATCGCTTTACCTGGTTGATGTAGTCCACAAGAACGACACCGGCATTAATAGGCTTGACTTTCTTATCAAGCTCTGCTTTGATACGAGCCAGAGTGAGGCCAGGATCATAAACTACATCTATTTGCTGAGTTGGGAGAAGCTCATGCGTAGTTGTAAGTTTATGATGAAACTCGTCAAAGTCTCGAGTGTCTCGATACTCTTTGAGTCTCTCCTGGCCCTTCTCAAACCGACTCGCCCACCAAGCTGCAATCTTTTCCCACTCAGTAATGCTCAAGTTCTTTGAGCGAATGCGAGAATGCGGAATCCCCGTTGCGAGGGAACAGACCCTTTGAAGAATCGAACGACTATCCATTTCAATCGTGAAGTAGATAGCAGAACGACCTGCTTCAAAGACGTTGTGAGCAATGTTTGCACAAGTCATAGACTTACCAGCCCCGCGACGACCCCCGATAAGAACTAAGTCACGAGGAGAGAACTGAATCTCATGATCGTACTCAGTATTGAGGCCAAGAGGCAGGTAACGTCCAATCTCTTCATCAGATTCAAACAGGGAAATACGTTGCATACTTTCCTGCGGCAACTCAAGGTCGACTTTCTTCTCGATATCGAGAACAATCTGATGAAGGTGCGTTACAGATTCTTCAGCATCTTCAAAAGCAATTGAATCGTCAATGTACTTTTCCAAAGACATGAGAATCTCTTTTTGAGTGTACTCATTCTTTAGGTACTGAAGAAGCATAAACGCATCTGCTTCGACTTCTAGCTTTTCGATAGCATAAAGCTTCTCGAGAGTCCCAGGGTCGCGCAGAGAAAACTTCAAGTCTTCAATAGAAGGCAAACTGTGAAACTTGTCACAGTGCTTATCAATGGCTGAAAACAATGAATGGTATTCGGAAGGTAAATAATCTTTACGAACGCAAGTCCAGGTTTCAAAGTCCTGTAGCACTAGTACCTGCTTGATAAGTGCACTTGCGATGTTCAATTATCTCTCCCAAAATAACTGCATAAAAAAGCAACCGCCGAGTAAAGCCCAGCGGTTGCTTTGAAACTACAAAGGTAAATTACTGAGCAGCTTTAGCTTGCTTAGCAGCACCATCGTAGTCGGCAGCTGTGAGACCGCGACGGGTCAGCATCGTCTTGACACCACGAGCCGTTTTGCCAATCGCTTCTGCGATAGCTTCGACAGTCATGTCAGCGACAGCCAGATCCGCGAGAGGATCTTGCTTGGCAGCGCCTTTGGTGGTCTCTTGACGCGGAATCGCATCAATGTGACCGGAACGAAGAAGGCTCAGAGCCTTACCGCGAATGCTATTGACGCTACGGCCAAGAGCTTCTGCGATTGCTTCCACGAAAGCGCCGTCTTGCACCATGCTGATGAATTGAGCTTCTTCAGCTTCGCTGTAAGTACGAACGGTTTCGACTTTGGGAGCAGGCTTCACATGATCCGTCAGTTCCATGGACAGAATTTTGCCCTGGATCGACTTTGCAGAGAAAGCGCCATCTTCAAAATGCTCAGCGATTTGAGCATAGGTGTACTCGCCGCTATTGGCTTCCACGAAAGCGCGAAGCGTAGCTTCTTGGTCGTCCGAGAAAGAACGAGAAGCAGAGGCCGAAGCCAACTCCACGTCGAAGCCCATTTTACGGAGCTTGGAAGAAATAGAACGAGTAGAGGTCTCAAGACGCTCTGCGGCTTCTGCCACAGTTGCTTGAGAAACGGGGGATTCGTCGCCCACAAACGAGGCAAGCTCGTCGGTGCGCTCTTCAGTCCACTTGGGAAGTGCCATATTAATTCTCCAAAAATTCAGAAAGATTGGTTACGATAGTTACGCCAGCTTCTCTGGCTTGTTTTGTTTTTGCGGATTCAACGCCACTTTCATTGACCAGAATCGTTACTAGTTTCGTAAGACTACTTTTTACTTCAAAGCCTGCATCATTTAGTGCCTGAGTTGCATCAGCTTTTGTCTTGAAACTCTTCAATTTGCCACTGATGCATACAACTCCTTTTGCACTTTTTGATTCCGCCTTACGACTGAACCGGAAATCGAAAGGGAAGTTATCTTCCACAAAGTCCCAGTGATACCACTGGAGGAGGTTTTCCGTAGCTTTTGGTCCAAGTCCGGCACGCCTACAAGTGTCTTCATTCAATTCACTAATATGCTCGATTACTGTAGACAACTTTTTTGCTGCCGTGTTACCTATCAACGGAACACCGAAGGCAGGAAGTACAAGCTCTAGGGGAGCAGAACGAGAGTTCTCAATCTCCGCAAAGAGCTTGTCTGCCAGTTTTTCAGAGGACAAAGCATTCTCAATCTCAGCTTTCGTGAGCAAATAAATGTCACTCAGATCAAAAAGAGGCAGCTTTGAAATTGCGGCAGGACCAAGACCCTTGATTTTAAGGGTCTTAGCGAAATGCTCAATCTTCTTGTCGAGCTGAGAGCCACAAACGAGGTTGCGGCAGTACAGCTGGTGATTCACCCAAACTAGTTCCGAGTTGCAACTCGGGCAGTTGGTGGGCGCTTGAATCGACGACATAAAGATGCTACTCCGAAAAATGAATGTATATTATACGAAAAAATGAAGTCTTTGTCAAGAACTATTTTTTTCAAGGTCTACACGTCGCAAAATTCGAGGTATAATTTCGCCACTGCGAATGACCTCAACCATACACCCAATTTCAAGATCGAGTCCACGAATGTACTCAATATTGTGGAGAGTTGCCCTTGAGACCGTAGCGTCTCCGACCACTACAGGCTCAAGAATAGCTACTGGGCTGACAACTCCGCTTTTACCAACTTGCCACGTTACATCGAGTAGTTTTGTAACTACTCCTTCTTTCTGCTCTTTGAAAGCGAAAGCGCCCCGAGGGTGATGATCTGTAAAGCCAAGCCGATAAAACTCATGGTTATCATTTAGCCGATACACTTTTCCATCCGTCGGATAGTTACTTGCATCGAACTTTGTGACAACCTGAAAGCCCTCTTCGTGCAGCATATCCATAGTTTCAGTCCAAAAGTTGAACCGAGACTCTTGCATATCGTAAGCTACGAAAGTCAGAGGACGAAGGCAAAACTCCGCCATATCTTTCAAGTTTAGCGACCCCGCTGCGACGTTACGGGCATTGGGCACACTCGAAGGGCACACTACTTCACCAGTAATCTGTACCGTGCTGTTGAAGGAAATCTTTTCAGGAACAAGATGCCGCATTTTATCGGTAATATCTCGCCCCAGATTACCATCTCCTCGAGTAAGTGCTTGGACTAGAAAGCCGCCAGCGTATAGCAAAGATACTGCTGCGCCATCTAGTTTGGGAGTGCAAATAAAGTCTCGGGTCGGAGTTACACTCAGATCAAAGACTTTGCGTAGGGAATACATTCTGTAATAATGAGGAATACCATCAGTTACTTTGTAACCAACAGACATACCCCCATAAGTAGCAAACAGAGTGTCATACTCAGCATCCGAAATAATCGGATTGCCTTCGTAATAACACTTGCTAGCATGTTGCAGAAATTTTTCCATTTATACACTCTTCCCAGTTGAAGTACATATTATAAAGGCTTTGAGGAAAAAAGTCAAGAACTATAAATAGATCTCGTCCAAATAATCTTTAAAATATTCTTCTATGATTTCTTTCGACTCTGCGAGTGAAATGATCTCCACCAGTCCTGCAAAGAGTTGCCGTGAATTGTTGAAATCAAGTTCCATAGCAACGCCTTCAGGAGTAGGGCACCATTCTTCGTTAAAGTCAAGATAGTATTTGCGAAGATGTAAATACTCAATTCCCCGAAAAGAGCTGACTACCAAGCGGACTTGAATCTCTTTGGCGGCATCGTAATGTACGATTTTTTCATAAACTGGAGGAGCCTCATGCAGTTCCATACTATCCCCCGTTTTTCAGAATCGAGGATAGAGGTACTACACTTGTTACATTCTCCGGTTTAAGAAGTCGAAAAGAGTCCGTATCCCAACAAAAAAGCAACAGAGTTTCGTCCGTCGCTTTTGCTCGGTTAGTTTTCTCCTGAATATACGGAGTGCTAAAGTCTAGGGTACAGACATTATACTTTAGCTTATTTGAGTTTTCACTTCGATAGGTGATAACAGCATCACCATACTCTGCTACTAACTTTGATAAGTCTTCCTTGTTCACAATTGCTCCTTGGTAAAGCAGGTTAGCAAAACCTCTTTTGCTGTACTGTCTTTTCTCGGAGCATGAGAAAAACGGGGGAGAGGATTACTCTGCCCCCGTTGAAAGGACTTAACCGTTAATTGCTGCGATAACGCCTGCGAAGTATTGAGCAGCCTTACCCGTGAGCTTGGACACAACGTCCTCGTCCACTTCTTGGCCTGCATCTTGCAGAGCTGCAACCAGAGCTTCCTGTGCTGCTGCTTTCGATATGCGAGAGCCACCGCCACCGCTTGAAGATTTACCTGCACCAGAGGCAGGAGTCTTCTTGACGTAGACACCAGCTTTGCTGAGAACCATACGAACACCGTTCGGAGACTCGCCAAACTCTTCGGCGATTTCTTTCACGATTTCCATGGAGTTTTCGGGAGTGGGTTCGGCTTTTTCATATGCCTCGATGACTTCTGCTTTCTTGTCGTCGTCCCAAGCCATTCGTTTCTTCCTTTTAGTTTGAGTGGACCCCGGACATACGCCCAGGGCTTGCAGTTGTTGCTGATAGAATCGGTCGCCCATAGTGCTTCCTCAACTTTTGAAACACTATTATACACGGAGTGGACATTTGTGTCAAGATTTATTTTGACTCATGTTGTAATAAAACTCCATATACTGAGGCCAACGTAGATATTCTCGTAATTCGTAAACCCAGAACAGACCCTGGTAGTGCGGGTCTTTCTCGTCATCCTTTCCACAAAGGCTACAGTCGAGACCTTCAGGAAGATCTCTAACTCGTCCTAGCTCATGACAGAAATGATCCCACATTAGATTCGCTCCAGAATGAAGTCAGGCTTGGTGTAGAAGTACGGATCAGTTTTGCAATCGTCCTCTCGACCCGCTTCAATAAAGGCTGCTTTTACCCAGCCATTCATCGCTACGACTGCATAGCGCCAAGAACGCTGACCGAAGCCAAGATTGCTCTTCTCTACCAGCATGTTCATTTCTCGCGTAAAGTCTCCATTTCCATCGGGAATAACTTTTACATGCTTCAGATTTTGACTCTCTGCCCATTTGTTCATTACAAAGGCATCGTTTACGGACACGCAGTAAATTTCGTCAATACCTTTTGCTTGAAACTGCGGATATAGCTTTTCAAAGTCAGGAAGCTGAAAAGTATCACAAGTTGGCGTGAAAGCGCCCGGAAGGGAGAACAATAGCACCGTCTTGTCTGCAAAAAGGTCCATCGTGCTCACTTCACGCCAGCTAAACGGGTTCGGTCCAGCAGCTCCGGGATCACGCACTCGCGTATGAAAAATTACATTTGGCAACAGTTTGGGAAGAAGGCTCCAGCCCCACTGCTTTTCGTAGTCATCAATGGTATCTTCGTCTGAAAAAACTAGCATTAATTTCGCTCCAAATTTTTTAGGTTGATTCCTAACTCACGAAGATGTGCGAGCTTACCAAGGTCGTATGCAGCTGAATAGGCATAGAAACCTCCAGCATTTACGCCGGGAAAGAAGTTTTCATGTGACTCAATTTTTTGCATCACATAGACTTGGTAGCACTTTGCACCGTACTTCGCTTGATAGTCTTCGTTAGTCATTTCATGGTACACAATTGCAGGTGCGTTATAGACCGCAGACCATACAATCTCTTTCGATTCAAACTCTTCTGCACAGCAGCTTTCTGGGAGTAGCTGAGTCCCCGCTCCAGATTTTTGTTTCTCCGGCACTCCGACTCGCTCAATGATTGCTTTTACAAAAGAGGGAGAACGATAAAGCTGTTTCGCAATCTCAGTAATGCCATCACCTTCGAGATAAGACTCTACTGCCAAACGGATCTCTCCTTCAGTTGCAGGCTTACCACGATTCTGTGATTTACGCTTTTTAGTGTATTCTTGAGTGCGTTGAAATTCTTCAATAATACTGTTGAGGCGAGTAGTATTGTAAGCGATGTTCAGAATCGCACACGCTTCTTTTTTAGTTATCGGCTGCTCGCCCTCTCCAGTAGGATTCAATAGACTGATAACTTTCTTGATGTTCGCTGCGGTCAGATTCTCGTAATCTTTTTTCTTGATCTTCTTCAAGTTCAATCTCCAACTTAAACAGTAAACAACAAAGGGCGTGTGCAAGGTGAGAGATTCCACTCTCTGGATCTAGCTGCTCTCCGTCCATGTGAGCAAAGATGTGACGAAGTGCGCCTGAAGTATACCTCTCCTGAAGCCGATCTAGCTTCCTCCAATTTTCCTCGTCATACTTCTGAGCGCCGAAGGTAAGTACCTTTGCTACTTCGATTGTTGCTTTGGGAGGAAGTAAGTGCATACGCGGCTTCTCGCTATCGTACTTAACTCCTTCCATCAAGGGCCTCCGCTACGGCAGGAAAGTGCCCGACTAGAATTTCCCAGCACTTTTTAGCAATATCCATATGCTCTTTTTGAGTTCCATTTGCCATACGAAGCTGGCAGTAGTGAACCCAAGACCGTAGCGACCCCGCCATGTAGAGAGTGGTTTCGGTATTGCCTTCAGGAAGCACAGCACGAGCCTGCTCCTTTGCAATACCTTTTTCGAGTGCCCACTCGTACACTTCTTTAGTTTTGAGTAGAACTTCACATTGCTTCATATTCCAAAGCTCTGCAAGCTCTTTATCTTCCGTTTCAATACTGTTTTGGCGATTCTTCGTATCCTGAAGGCGAGCTTTTCGAGTCACAAAAGATTCGCTGACTGCATATCGCTGACTAAACTCCTGAAAGGAAAAGGAGCGATGGCGAAGAATCTGCCGAGAAATGTCACGAGTCGTCTTGATTTCAAGAGTCATGTGAACCATTTCAAGAGGCGACCAGTGCTCGTTTTGAATCAAATACTTCAACAGCTTTCCAGCCGTTTTCATATTGTTCTGATTTGCAGGGTTACTTACTCGCGCTGCATAAGCAACAAGCTCTTCTGCCGTATGGCAGTCTGTGATGGCGCTTGGCTTGCTCAACGCAATTAGGTTAACTTCGCTCATCTACTTATTCCTAAATTAATGGGGGTTGCTGATAAAGAGGGCCGTATTCAGTATAAATCTCACTATATTTAAACTGCCCCATAATACTCAATCCTAGAAAAACCATGACGGCTACTGCAATACCCACGCTTTTCAGATTATCGAGTAATTCGTGATTCATAGCTGGCTTCTGTTTCACTCCACCAAGGAGGTTTCTCTCGAAAACTCCACTTAGCAAATGTTGCTTTGTCTTTATGATAAAACCGACGATACGCCTCTATGGCGTCGCCCCCTTTAAGTTCGTCAGGCATAGCTTGTGCAAATGGAGTAAGTCCGTCTGATCCGATATGTCGTATATCGGGGAGTCGGAGTATAACTTCACACACTGACTTATGCTCTTTTCCATATCGGTATCTGTACTCTTCGTTGAGGGCAAGAGCGTAGGCGAATAACCAGTTGTAGTTCTCGACGGAGCTACGAGCCCATATAGTACAAGGGTGATTGTGCATAGTAGGAAGATAGGGAAAGTCTCGCGGCTCACGAACTTTAACTTCTCGTAAAAGCGCGAGTTCTTCTTTTGTAAGTTTTCTGGGTGCATAGCCGATATACTTATCTACCCAATGATTCGTGCACAGCATCTGCGCAGCTTCAAGGGGCATCTTGACAATGTGCTTATCCACATGGTATTCAGCACATTTGTCGAGGTCATTGTCAAGCACAAAAATATTCATAGTGTGTATTATACACCCTATAACAAGAAAAGTCAAGGATTATTTAGAGCTTAGTTCCAGGGAGTCCAGTCTCGTTTGGGCTCTTCTGGTTTATAAGTATTTACTTTTTCTTCGATGCGGTCTAGTTCAGCATCTGCTTCGTTTATGCTCCTTTCTGCTTGAATGTAGTAAGCGTCATAGGCTGCAATAATTGCATTTTTTTGCTGAATAAACGCACGAAGATCTGACAGATTCATTGCAAGGTTTTCATAACCTTTATCTGTCAGACCAAAAAGAACGAGAGGACGGCCTTTTTGTGCTAGTTTTTCATATACTTCTGCTGCATTGTCAGGAGTAATAATAAACCACTCAATCGGACGATTGTTGTTTAGCGCGTCTGCGGCTGGCAATATAAGCTGCGGCCTCTTTATCGGTTTGCTCGCTACCTCCAACCTCTGCGGGCTCGTCGCCTGGCATCCGACCAGGCCAAAGCCAAGGGCACTCACTATTAAACTCTTTTGCAGAAGTCGCATTGATTTCTTCCTTTGTATAATTCGCACCTGACAGGAGAGAGAAGCAGCGCATTGCTTTGGCAGAAGCACGATTTACCGTGCGCTCTACAAGTGCAGGCTTCGCTGCTGCAAGAAGTCCAATGTCATGGCGATTTAGCTTGTTCGTAAGAACACTGTTTTGTTCACGAATCTTTGCAAATTCAGCGTTGACTCGCTGTGCCTCTTCATTTGCTAATTGAAGGTCTGCTTGCATTGATTTTAAAGCTTCCTCGTTGGTTTTAACTGCCATCTCCAGTTTTGCATTGTTTTCTTGAAGAATAGCCATGCGAGACTGAGTATCCTTATAGTACGCATACCCCGCCCCGGCCCCGACGAGAACTACAATAACAAGAGGACCAGTTAAATTAAACATGCTTCATCCGATGCCACAGACGAGTTGCTCGAACACCTACTTGACGATACCAAAGGCTATCGACCATTTCATCTGCTGCTTTGCTCCAATCACTTTCAAGAAGAGCGGCATTAAACTTCTGAAATTTCGTAAGACGAGGACGCCCCATGTTGAACATCATATTAACCAAGATTTCTTGGACTTCTCCCGGAAAGTTGTTAAACGTCCCTGGGCCGTATAGAGTGTAACACTCGTTGATTGCGGTTTCGAGGTCGGCTTCAAAAGCTTCCCAAACACGCTCTTCAGATACGGGAGTACCGGGCTCGGCTCCATGTTCTGGGTCAGTCTTTTGAATAAGATGTCCAACCCCGAACGTAGGATACCCCAAATGGTCGAGATAAACCTCGTACTTAACTCCTTCATCAATTTTGAGTTGCTCGAATACTTGTTCACGATTCATATATTAACTTACGTCCCATTCAAAGATCCAGTAGTTCTGGAGTCCTTGCTCCTTGGCTGCTTGTTCCGCAGCCTCTTCGCTACTAAAGCAGACCATCGGGTCTGTAGTTGACCTACCCAATTCGTCTACTACCATGATATAATAAACATAATTTTTCATTTGTCTTCGAGAGTGATAACTCCTTCTTTCTCCAAGTAGTGAAGGGTTGCGACAATTCCTCGTGCCTGTCCCGCTTTCCAACTTGTGTAAGCACAGCCTAGCAGGCAGAATCCAAATATAATAAATGCTTCGAGGGATACCACATTTAACTCCTCTCTTGCTCTTTTTTTGAGCTGCTTTTTTCACTTGGATATATTATACTATTTTAAAAAACAAAAGTCAAGAATTATTTTTATTAGGTTGCAGAAATTATTTGACATTTATAAAAATAATTCTTGACATTTTAGATATAAAAAAATATAATAAGTAGTATGGAGGTACTAGATATGGATAAATATGTTAACTTTAAATCAAAAAGTGGTAAGCAAGGGAAAAGACGTTTAAATCCAGAAACAGGACAATTTTTTAAAAAAGGTGATTCTTTAGAAGACGGTAGCGTGTTTATTTCTTATGACTCTAATTTAAATAAGTCCGGGGTATTTGTTGAAAAGTGGAAAAGACCAAAAAACTATGTAGTCAAGAGAAAGACAGAAAGCGTTCCAAGGGAATATAAAAAACGAAGATATTATTATGATATTTTTGAAAGAACTGTAACTAGTAAAAAATATTTAAAAGATACTCCTTTTGATCTTGATGAAGAGTATTTAAGAGAAATTTACCCAGAAGATATGTGTTGCCCAATAATAGGAATTGAAATGGTTGATGGGGGGTGTACGGACACTCGCCCAGAACTAGATAGAATTATTCCTGAGAAGGGGTATGTTAAAGGAAATGTAGCTTGGATCTCTGGCAAGGCGAACAGAATAAAAAGCGATTATACAAAACAAGAGCTAAGCGATAAAATAAGGATCTTACAGAATTTAATTAAGTACATTGATAAAAATAACTCTTGACACGAGAGGTGAAATCCCTTATAATATGTGTTCAAAGTTAGGAAAGAAAGGAAAATTTCAACTATGCCTCGCCCTTGGACTCACAAAGAAAGAGTACTGTTGTCAAAGTGGTACTACATTGTTCCTTGGAATATGCTGGAAGAGATTATTCCTAATCGAAGCTATAACGCTTGTGTAAAGCAAGCAAAATATTTACAAGATAGAGGTTGGGCCTTTGATCGCCCTAAGCCGGAGGAATATAATGTTTGATGAAACTGATCCCGTGGACGTCCAACAAGTAGTTGATAACTACTGGGACTTTGAAGATGAATTTCTAGGAAATGATTTCTCCGACGATGCAGACGCACTTGCTTCTGCGGGTTGGGGTACTGACGAAGACTATGGCTACTTTGGAGAGGAAGATTACTAATGGCAAAGCGTAAGCGTTCTCGTGCAAGTCAAACCAGCAAAGGTATTCACGGTACTACTCGTAACCGGAATACTGATCCTGCTCAGCGTATGCTGAATAAGGTGCGTGCATGGAAGGCAGGCAAGCCTGTGACTGTGATGGTTGAAACTGGGGATACTCATATTCCCTATCGTAAAGTAGATGCCCGCCAAGTTTGGGGCGACCCAAATCCCAAGAGGTTCAATGAAAGTCAAAGTACGGAACAATAATATCGAAAGTGCACTCCGAGTGCTGAAGCGCAAAATGAAAGAGCCGCTTGCAGAGCTAAAGAGTCGCGCTTATTACGAAAAACCTAGTGACGCTCGCAATACGGCAAAACAAGCTGCGAAAATCCGAGAACGAAAAAGGCAGAAGAATGACAGTCCCAAGTAATTTTGAACTTGTGGGTGACTTTATGGAGGCATTCGGTCAGGAGGTTCATATCGAGCCTACTCTTCGGAGTCAGCCCGTGCAAGACCTAAGAGTGGATCTCATTGCAGAAGAACTCGATGAGTTGCGTCAAGCACTTGCTGAACAAGACATTGTAGAAGCTGCTGATGCACTTACTGATCTACTCTATGTTGTCTATGGTGCTGGTCATGCCTTTGGTATTGACCTTGATGAATGTTTCTTTGAGGTACATAAATCGAATATGTCTAAACTGGGAGAGAATGGACGTCCCATCTATCGAGAAGATGGAAAGGTTCTCAAAGGCCCTAACTACTTTGCTCCTGATTTGGAGAAGGTGTTAGGCTTGGCATAGGATCAAATGTATAGAGCAGTCTTTATCTCAGACCTACACCTAGGCTCTCGGCACTGTCAAGTAAAGAAGCTCCTCAAGTTTCTACAGGAAGTAGAGACTGAGGAGCTTTTTCTTGTTGGAGATATTATAGACGGCTGGAGACTTTCAAAGAAGTGGTACTGGCCAAATTCGCACTCAAAAGTCATTCGACAACTTTTAAAAATGAAATGTCGAGTTATCTACCTTCCTGGAAATCATGACGAATTTCTACGGCCTTGGCTGAAGCATTCTATTGCTCTCGGCAATATTCAAATTGCAAACCAGTATGTTTATGAAAGTCTTGATGGGCGGCGCTTTCTCGTCACTCATGGGGACTTTTTTGACTATCTTATGCGCTCTCGCTTTGGAAGATTTGTAATGTCCTGCGGAGATATTGCATATGATCTTGTCGTATGGTTATCGGCGCAGCTTAATAAGATTCGTGCTTGGTTGGGCCTGCCTTACTGG